TCGTGGGTGGCCCCGGCGCTGATCGCACCGGAGCGGATGAGGGCGGTCAGGATCGCGGGATCCATACGAAAACTCTCCAAAAAGGGAAGTGCGGGGCGGGCGGGTGCCCCAGATGCGGTTGGCGAGACCCCACCCGGGGTGCCTGATCCGCCCAACAGTTCGGCCAGCACCTGATCCAGGGTGGCGATTCGGTCAATCATGCCGGCGGCGAGTGCCTCGCCGGCTGAGAGTGTGCGGCCTTGTCCGAAGTTCGCAGCGATGGCGGTCACGGGAAGGTTTCGCCCCGTCGCCAGCGCCTGCAGGAAAGTCTGGTGAAGTTCCGCGAGCCGGGCCTGCAGCCGGGCCGCGGCCTCAGCGGACAGCGGTTCCACGGAATTGAGTTCCGCCTTGTAGGCCACCGACCGGAAGACAGTCGTCTTGATGCCGTTTTCGGTGTCCGCCTGGCTAGTTTCTTGGTGGATCGCCAGCACGCCGACCGAGCCGACTTCCGCCGAGGGACTCGCGACGACTTCGGTCGCCGACGCGGCGATCCAGTACGCGGCCGACGCGGCCAGGTGGTTGGCCACGGCGATGACTCGCTTCGAGCCCCGCGCCTCGAGGATCTGGGCCGCCAGCTCGGGAATTCCCGCCACAGCACCGCCGGGGCTGTTGAGGTCCAGGACGATGGTGCCGACGTCGGGATTGGCCACCGCCTCGCGGAAGGCCGTCGCGATTGCTTCCGAGGAAACAAACCCGCCCCCGCTGGCGTTCGCCGCGTCGATCCGGCGGGGAACGATCGTCCCCAGAATCGACAGCACCGCCACCGAGCCCCCCGCGGCGGTCGACTGCTGGGACTGCGCGGAACGTGCCGGGAGCACCGCCAGCATCTCGGACGGCAAGACCGAGCGGTCCCGCAGCCCGTCCAGCCGCGCGGCAATCTCGTCGCCGGTGAACTCCAGCCCCGCCCGGCGCAGCGAGAGCACCTCGCAGATCGCGTCGAGTCGGTCGGGGTCAATCGCCCACAGATTGCCCACCGCCTGGGCGACCAGGCGGCGCATCGCGTGGCGTCGTTCAGCAGGCATCAGTCGTCTCCTGGGGCGTCGTCGGGGGGATCAATCCCCGGCTGCCCGGCGGGGTCGTCGTTGGGGTTGGCGTCGTCGTCCTGCATGGCGATTCCTGCCGTGTCGGCCGGGTCCCCGGCGGGGCCAAACAGCTCGAGTTCCAGGTCACGCTGCCGCAGCACTTCCTCCCAGTCGGCACCCCGCGCGGCAATGATCTCCTCGCGCGTGATCGTGCCGTCCTGCAGCATGATCCGGTGGGCCTGGGCATCGTCCAGCGGGTTGACCGACGACCACCCGGGGAACCTCCACCGCACATCCAAGAATTGATCCGGGTCCGCCAGGTATTGCTGGGCCGAGGGGAATCCCGGCCGACCGACCACGACCGCGCCCCGCACCCACAGTTCCCAGACCCGGTTCAGGATCTGGGTCACCATCCATTCCTGCAGGAATCGATAGGTCTGCCGGTCGCGGTTCGCGGCGGCTCTCGCCGAGCTGAAATTCACCCGGCTGTAATCGCGGGAGAGTTCGATCGCCGACAGGTCGACCCCCTGGGCGATCGATTGTTCGATCAACTGGATCCACGGCACGCTGTCCCCCTGCGGAACATTCGGGCCAATGGCTTGGATTTTGTCCCCCGGGCGGCCGTAGTAGACTGACCCCGGCGAGAGTCGCTCTAGGCGGTTGCCGTCGGAATCGACCACAGCTGCCCCGTCGTCTTCAGCGAGCGTCGACACGATGTCGGGGGCATCCTCGCCGGAATTAACCATGTAGGCCCACTGGGCCTTCATGCCGCTCGCGATCAACTCGGAGTCGAGGTACGACCCAAGCCGCTGGGTGGAGAGCACAATCGGAGCCAGCAGGCTGATCCCGCGAACCTGGCCCCGCAGGGTCAACAGCGTGACGTAGCGAGCCCGCCGGGCATCGATTCGGATGGGCGTCCCCTCCTCACCGCCGACGTCGTTGACTTGCTGCGGCTTGATCCAGTACGCGACGTGCCGTTTGGTGCGGCGGTCGAGTTCGACTCCTCGCACGATCGGGTTGCCCGATTTGGGAGCGACCCACGCCCCGCTGGTCCAAGTGTCCTGCTCGTCGGCGATCCGTTCCTCGGGGACGATCTCGATGGCCAGCGGATGTCGGCGACCGTCGCCGAGGGATTCCTCGTTGAACACAATCAGGCAACCACCGCCGACGATGGACTCGCGCAGGATTTGCACCTGTAGCCCGTACAGGGTTTCCCGCTGGGCCAGATCGCAGTGGAAATCACTGCCGGGGACCACCCCGGCCCAGTGCTCCCACTCGTCCTCCCAGTCGCTGCGAAGCTGCGCGTCGTCAATCTGCGGCTTGGGGGTGATCCCGTTGGCCACCACGTTTCGCAGGAACGCATTGATCGCGCTGACAGCCTTCGGGTTGTTTCGCTCGAGGTCGCGCACCCGCTCGCGAATCGTGCGGGCGTGCAGTTGGTGCAGGCGGTTGGGTCCAATGGTCCCCGGGTGCCAGTCCCCCGTCAGGCGACTGTGTCCGGCGGCATCGTAGCCCCCGCCGAACCAGCCCGGCTCCTCCCATGGCGTCGACGCGGTGGCGGCGACCTGCGCAGCGCGATCGGCCAAACGGTGTCGGCGTTCGAGGGCTCGCAGGAATCGGCGCGTCTGCGCCTCAGTGTCAGGACCGGGCATCGTGGGATCAGCGGGCAGGAATCACGCGGACGGTGACGGTCTGGCGAACGGTTTGGCCGGGAGCCAGGCGGACGACCCGGGGGGCCTGGGCGGCCGCCGGGCAGTTGGTGCAGGCCGGGGTCTGCTGCACGGGGGCCAGTAACTGCTGGCAACGCCCATTGCGGCACACGGTGGTCTGCCGATAGACCACACCCGCGTGGGCAGGAATGACCGCGACGCACAACGCCAGCACCAACGCCAAAGCAAACAGGGGGAAACGCATCAACAAGCTCCTGTGAGGATCATTTCCGGACAATGTGGCCCAGCCGAACCTTCCCGCCCCGCTGCTGCAACGCAACTTCGCGATTGAGCACCGAGCGCAGCCGCTGCAGAGCGTCTAGGGTCGTCGCAAACTCGGCCCGCCGGACCCGGCGCCCGTCGGGGAGCTGGTATTCCTGGCAGTTCACGTTGGCGAGCGACTCCAGCAGGCCCGCGATTGCGGCGTTCGTCGAGTCGAGCAGTTGGGAGGGAGTGGCCATGACGGATCCATACTGTACGGATGGCGGAAAAAAGCCCATTGCGGCTTACCAACCGCCAGTCAATCACGGAATTCCGGGAAAAATCTGGATCCACGGAAGTGGTGACAGGCAAGGACTTCCGTGCAATGACGGGGCGAAATACGGAAAAACACGGGGAATTTCCGTCTTTGTGTCTTGTCAAACAGACGATATCGATTATTATTCAACCATGTCAGACGCACATCGTGTCTGACCCACTAACCCGAGGAGTTGAGCCATGAGCCTGACGACCAAAGAACTCAAGACGATTGCTGCCACCGCGTCCAAGATCTGCGGTTGCGTGTGGGATAACGTCGACGCTGTCGGCACTGTCGACAAGCTGCAGGCCGTGCTGGCGATGACCCAGCCCGATGGCGATGCGGACCTGACCCGCGACGACATCGAGGCACTCAACGTGCTGCTGTCGGCCACCAATGAGGCGGTGTACAGGCTGACCGACGCCGACACGAATGACGATCTGCGAGACGCGACAATCGCCGAGCTGTGCGACTCGCTGCTGTCTGGACCCGAGGGAATCATCGAGGTCGACGGCAGCCGCTGCTACGTGCAGACGGCCGTGTCGTACTAGTCCTGCCACCCCACCCGCCCCCGGCACTTCGCCGGGGGCCCTCAAACCTTTCAGCCGCACAACGCGGATGACGCCAACCCCGGGAGATGATGACAGATGCGACCGACAACCACCCAACAACATGAGGCGGAAATGGCTTGGGAAAATGCTCGCTTTGCCGCAATGACTACATCCGACCGGATCGAGTGGATTGCGCATCTGTGCATTTCGGCAGCCGTTGATTGCAGCCCGAGCAAGTATATCGGACAAGACGACACTGATACGCTGCGCGACTTGGTGGCTGACGCAAGGCTCTACATTGTTGACTTCCTGTGGGAGCACAGTGCGGGAATGCGGGGTGCCAGCCGCGAACAACTTAATGCCGGTAGCACGTGGCGCGATCGGATCATTGATGCGATTTTCTGCCATGTTGGGGTTCGACCGCTCTAAACCCTACCCCCACCCCGCCCCCGGCACATCGCCGGGGGCTTCCCCTGATGATGGAGATGATGACGAATGGGACACATTGACACCGTAAAAATTTATCTGTGCGGCAGCACGTGGTTTTACTCCGCGTGGGCCCGTGGGGAATTCGACTGCTGCTACGAGATCGACGATGCGGACACCGAGGATGATGCTCGCCGTGCCGTGGCTGTGCTGTGGCCATGTGCTGTGATCCAGCGAGGTGCCGACATTCTGCTGATTTAGTCGCCCCCACCCCACCCGCCCCCACCCCACCCGCCCCCGGCACTTCGCCGGGGGCTTCCTCTAGCTGATGGAGATGATGACTGATGGCGACGATCTACAACGGCAGCATGGAAAAAGTGTGTGTTGGATTGCCGAGTCTTGAGCGGTGCGACGAAGCGATGCACATTGCCAGACGTGAGGCTATTGACCGCAAAAAGCCGGTGCTGCTTGACGACAACGGCGATCAATGGTGGGTGTACCCTGATGGCTATGTCGAATTCGTCGAACACGACGAGTAGCCCCCACCCCCCACACGCCCCCGGCACATCGCCGGGGGCTTCCTCTGATGATGGAGATGATGAGAGATGAAGGCACGACCACTGATTGCACGCTCAGTGTTGTATCCGGACCACACTGGCCGCGACGGCTTCGAGGCATGTTTGCCATCCCAAGCAACTCACGTCCAGCTACGCCTGCCCGGGCCGCTGCCAAATCGCATCCTGCCGTTGTTCGGCCGCCCCTCGTGGAAATGGGACGGTAACTGCTCTGCCCCGACCATTTCTCCGAGCATTCTTTCTCGCGCACCAGATGGCGATACGATGATCGTGTGCCATTCGTTCGTGCGACATGGGGTTATTGAGTTTTTGGGAGATTGCACCCACGATCTTGCAGGACAGTTTGTTGAACTCTTGGACGTGGACTAGATGCCCCACCCCACACGCCCCCGGGATTGGCTCGGGGGCCAACCATTCGGCAATTCCGAACAGTTCCCCCAGCCCCAGCTGTCAAGCAATTCTTGACAGCTCACCCCACCACACCATGCCCAAACGCCCGCCCAAACACACGCCCCCATACACCTCGGCGGAGGTCGCCCAGATGTTGGAACTCTCCGCACCTTCAATCCGCCGCTTGGCCAAGTCGCTGCGGGTCGGCACCCGCAAGGGCCACGACTGGTTTTTTACGGACGCTGACGTAGCGACCCTGCGGACACGCCCTGGGTGGGGTGGCTCTCGGCGGAAGGTGGCCACCCCATGAAAGCCCTCACGATCAAAGAACCGTGGGCCAGCCTGATCGCTGACGGCGGCAAGCTGATCGAGAACCGCAGCTGGTTCACGCGGTACCGGGGGCCCCTGGCGATCCACGCGGGATGCGGGTTGGAACGTCGCGCGGGGGAATTGATGTCGGCTGCTCTGGGGGCCACCGTCCCGCAGCCGATCCGCCCGAAGAACACCGCCGGGCACGTGCTGGCGATCGTCGAGCTGGTCGACTGTGTGCCGCTCGACGAGCTGGCCGAGCGCTACCCGATGCACGCAGCCACCAACAAACAGCATGTGTTTGGTCCGTGGTGCTGGGTGCTCGACGACGTGCAGCCGGTTGTCACCGCGCAGACAGTTCCGGGCCGCCTCGGGCTGTGGGATTGGTCACCGACACAGCCTCCGGCCCCCATGGGCTGTCCCTCGACGGTGGTCGACTTGGCTCGCCTGCAGTCCGGGTTCCGCGCGTTCGTGTCGCCAGGTTGAACTCCTCGGCAAGCACATCGCGTGGGTCTTCCCGGTGCAGGCCCAGACTGCGGGTGAGCTGGGTCACGCGTTCCGCCTGTGTCATGCCGCCGGAGTGACGTCAAGTTCCGCGCGGTCCGCCTCGCTGGCGAGGTTCCGCAGTTGCGTGGCGATTTTGCGGACGCTGTTGACGTCCAGGACGACCACCTGGCGGGTGCCCACCGTCGAGCAATTGCGGGCCTCCTTTTCCAACGTTTCGGCCAATTCCTCGGCCCACTCGCTGGCCCGGCTGTATTTGGCGCCGGTCTGCTTCCAGGTCTTGCCGCAGTCGTCACACACGCAATGCCGGACGCGTCCGGCCGTCTTGTAGACCCGCGTCCGGCCGTGCTCGGGATTGACTGGACACACCGCCCGCCGCATCCGCCCGTTGAGCCCCGTGGCGCTGTCGGTCGCCTCCGGGGTCGCTTCCTGCACGGGCTGTTCTGGCAACAATTCACGTTGTTTGGCCATCTCACAACTCCACGATCCGGAGGTTTCCAGCCCCGGTCGATGCGTCGGATTGTAGCACGGGCCGGGCTTTCAGGGCAGCGCCTTGGGTGAGCAGCTTGAGCGCGGCGAACGCATACCGACAGGCGTCCCGAAAATCGTTGGGCACATGGGGGTCGAGCCGTTCCCACCGCTCGCGATAGTTGCCATCCGGCCCCACGGTCCCCACGGGGCCATCGTTGAGCAACTGCTCGAGGAAATCTTGGTGCTGGGCCAGCGACCCCGCGTACAGACTGCACCCGGTCTGCTGGGTGTCGTGGGCCGCGATCGCCGAGTCCATCCAGTCCTGGGTCGAGTTGGTGTCGACCAGGACGATCCGCTGCCCCGGACTGCTGGTGTTCTCCCCCAACTGCCGCCGCTGCACGTAGGTCCCCAGTGAGGTGGTCGAACCCCTCGCCGCGTAGATCCGCCGCTTCCGCCGGGGCGACCGACAATACTTGTAAACCAACGAGGTCCGATACCCCGAGTCCATCAACGCCAACCGCACCTTGACCGACCCCACCGTCTCCAAGGGAATCACGCGGTCGAGCACCGCCGCATCGACCTGGGCCAGCTCTCGACAAGTGCCGTAGCTCAGCACGTGGGCCCGCTCGGTGTGGTCCCAGGCGATGACCACATACACGTAGTGCTCGAGCTGCTTGTCGATTCCGGCTGTCACGAGCACAGTCCGCTGCGGTGCGGTCCCCTCGGGAACCTTGGCATCGATCCACCGCTGCCCCACTTTCTCCCAAGTCTCCCGCCGTTCCGACGCCTCCCAGGTCTGTGCCTTCCATTGATTCACGAACGCGCGCAACGACTGCGGACGGGCCTTGACCGCCAGAAACTTCCGCGCGAAGTCCCCCCATCCGGGGATCGCTTGCGCGTACCAGCTCGGCAGGTGATAGCTGGCGATCTCACTGGCCCGGGCCGGAGTGCCGGTCACCCACGGGGCCCCAGCCCACCCTCGCCACTCGGGCCGGTTCTGGGCAACCGCCAGCTCGAGGGCGGCCGCGTCGTCGACCTGGCAGCCCTCGGGCACCCATACGCCACGCCGGAGCATCCACGGACGGTCCTCACTCGGCAGACTGGCGTGGCAATGCTCGCAGACGTAGACGGCGGTGGCAGCGGCTATCTCGGGATCGCTCCGCCCGTCGGGGCCGGTTTGCCATTTGATGCCGTGACGACCCTTTTCGTCTCCCAGGATCAGCACCTGATACCGCTGACAGGCCCGGCAGGGGACGAACAGCTGGCAATTGCTGCCCTGCAGGCGCAGTCGCTCGACCCGAGACCGGTGTTTGACCGACGGGGTGCCCTCCACCACCACCTTGCGCGACGGGAGGAAGTCGTTGAACCGGTCGAAGAACAAGTCGAGCGGGTCCCCTTCCGTGCTGGTTCCCACCTGTTCCCACTTGTCGACCTCGTTGGCATGCCCCACCCGGCAGTTCTTGTCGGCCAGGCTACTGGGGCTCCTCGACCAGGCGACGTAGCACCGGGCAGACTCGAATTCGACCAGATCCCGTTTCTGGAGATGCTCGGGATGGACCAACAGATCCGAGAGTGGTCCTGTCCGGAGCATTTCATAGAGCCGGGCGGTCACATCGATCGACAATTTTTCCCGGGAGGAGGCCAGCATCATCGGACTGGGTGACTGGTGGGCCGCATTTAGCAGGCAACACGACCCGAAGAACGTTTTCCCAAGACGGACTCCCCACTGCAGCACGATCACCCGCACCCGATGATCGTCCCAAGCATCCCCCGGGCCGCCCAATGCCCCGATCTGTGGATAGAACAGGCCGTCATAGGGCTTTCCCGTGTCAGTCACCACGTATTTTGCCGCCCAATCCACGAATTTCAGCGGTTTTCGCGGTTCAAACTCGCCCCAGCAGTCAGCGAAATCGGCGGTGCAACCCAATCCTGCAGTCTTCATCCCGCGTCCTCCGGGTGTGCCTCGCCGTTCTCCGCTCCTGAAACGTCCCTTTCGAATCGCCAGTTGGCCAGCTGCGACAGGAAGATTCGGACCCGCTCGACGCAATCTCGCCGGAAATCAGTCCGCACCTCACTCGGGACCAACGGGGCCAGCGCGTCGGGCAACTGCTCAATCTGGGCCTTCAGTCGGCTGAACATCCCGCGGATGGAGGCTTTGGCCGCCGCTCGGGTCACCAGCTCCCCCGCCTCCCGCTGCAATTTGAGGCTGGCCCGGGCGTTCGCCAGGCGAATTGCCTCCTGCTCCAGCGATTGTTTGGCCGTGGTGTCAGCCCCACGGTTGCCGCGAGCCATCCGCCATCGGGCGATGGCCTGCACGTCGTAGGCTCCCTCCTGGCCGGGGCACCCCGTCGGACCGACCCGCCATTGTTTGACCGTTTGCAGCTCCAACCCAAACCACTCGGCGACCTCGCCCAAGGTCCGCACGACGGTCCCACCGGTTCCGCCTCCCGAGTCAATCAGCCGCTGCAGGTGGAGCAGCTGGTCCGGGGAGGCCTGTTGCAACCAGTCGGCCAAGGAGATTGGCTCGGATGGCATCGATGCCTTCGGCCGAGACCTCGAGCCGGATGGCCGGTTGCGGCGGGGCGGGTTTCGCGGTGCGACTGATTCGGAGGTTTTGCTCATTCATCTGCACCAACGCCAAGGCGGCGCCGATCCGGTCCTTGGGGGCCTGCAGTTTGTCGGCCGCCATCTGGGCCAGCACCGCCGGCAGGATCCGCCGCGCGTTGGGGCCAATCTCCCAGGGGCCCGCCTCGGTCGGTGGTGGGGATGTGGTCGCCTCATCCATGTCTGACCCTGTAGGTGAAGGGATCTAATCGTCCCCCATTCCCCAACCGTTCTACCCGGCTTGATGTGCCGGCGCGTTGCCACCACTTGTGGAAGGTCGCGAACGAAACCCCAAGAATCTGGCAATACCGTTCCGCTGTGCGATTCGGGAACTGCCGAATGACGCCAGAAAACTCCACGTCGCGAACCGCAGAAGCATGCGTCGCCATCACCCGGGGCCCGACGTATGCGAAACTGGCAGACAAACGCCCGCGGGATGCGGTTGTTCGAAATTGTCCTTTTTGTGCAGATGCTCCCAACGCCGAAATCGATCCACACAATCGCCATTTGGGCGATCGGCTGCGGTGATGAATCATCGCCGGATGTCCTGACCGGCTGTAGTAGGTAAACCCCAGCCCGGTGTAGATCGCAGCGATGGACTCACTCACCGCACTGCCCAGCCCCACCCCCTGAAAATCCGGCAGACAGACGATCCGGTGTTCCCGCCGACAATCCTCGTTCTGGACACGATGGTTGATCACCGCCGCAAACACCGCCGGGCGCTGCTCGACGGTGGCCAGCCAGCATTCCGCGGCGCGACTCAGATCAACACTCAGATAGTGATGGTGTGCGAACATTCGCCAAGCCGCTGCAGAGCACCGGTAGATTTCGACCTGAATGGAGGGTCGTCGCTGAAGAGACCTCCATCGGAACTCGCCGGTGTGAGGCTCGTAGGTCCAGTCCGGCTGCAGCCATTCGATGATGTCATCGTGACAGGCGACGGCCACAAATTTTTTTGTGGGTAACCCCCGCACCGTCTTGGCGACGGCGGCCGAGCCGATGCGGGCGACGGTGCGATCGACCACCGACGTGAACTCGTCAATGACCACCATGTCTTGCGGGTCCGCCAAGGCCCGGGCGACCGTTGTGCGGAACTGCTCACCATTCGAAAGGCACTGGAACGGCCGCAGCCAAGCTGGAGGGCTCGAAAACCCGACGCTGGAGAGCAGCCCGGTGATTTGTTTGATCGACATGTTCTCCGGGAATCCGTCGACCACCGCCGCAGTCGGCGACCACTCGTAACCGCCGACCAGGTGGGGGCCAAACAACTCCCTGGCAATGGTGGATTTGCCGCATCCCGAGGGGCCATGGATCAGCCCAATCCGCCACGGTTTTTCAAAGGTTGGCAGCGAGACCTGCCAGCTGACCCGGGACTGTTTGGTGGGGGCCAGATCAAACATTCCCTCGAGTTGTTTGACGCGGGCCGATCGCTCGACCCGCACCTGATTTACGACACGACGGCGCGACACTCCACCCCCCTGTTCTCCAGCTCTTCCAGCAGGATCCGCTGGTGCGTTTCGTCGGTGCACGTAATCAGAATTTGAAACCGTTCGGGCACCTCCCCGACCTCCCCCTGCGGCTCCTCCAGGTCGTCATCCGAAACGATCAAATCCAGCTCCTCCGCCAGCTCAGAAAACATCGACTGCAGGGCCTCGTCGCCCACTGCCACCTCCCGCAACTGGCGTTCGAGGGCCGCTTTGTCCCAACCAGACATGTCTGTCAACCGGTTGTCGGCGATCGCATACGCCGTGCCGGTGGCGTTGTCCCATTGGACCACCACAGCCGCCATCTGAGCCCACCGGTGGTCCCCCTCCGCGTACAGTCGACGGGCAGCCTCCAGCCGCCCATGCCCGGCCCGCAACAGGTTGGTCCCCGCCTGCACCACCAGCGGGATGGTCTGCCCAAACTGCCGCAGGCTCCCCATGAGCGCGGTCAACTGGTGGTCGTCATGCAGCCGGGCGTTGGACTGGTCTGGCACCATCTCGGCAATGGGCATCGCAAGCACCCTGAGGCCCTCCGCAATGTGCGAGAGATCCGGCGGTCCCGGTGGCTCGGACGCGGCAGCCGCGTTCCTCGTGCGTTTCCCTGCGGTTTTGGCTGCTGTTTTGGCCATGGTAGTAGTATGCGACCTCGAAAAACCTTGGAAAGCAGAAAAGGCGTGAGCCGTGCGACCCCCGAGGCCCGGTGGGG